CACTCATAGCCTTTTGTGTTACTACAGGTAGCCGTGACAGTGATTTATCTAGGTTGCTGACAGCGTTGTCATATTGTCTGGTGATATTGCTAAAACTTCGCCTGGAATCAGATTCTACCGACTTAAACATCTTCTGTATAGCCTGCACTACCTTGGATGACCCCTGGTTGATACCTAGAGCCAACCCTTCCGTAAGATCCCCGCCAATTTCTTTGAACACCCTGGACGGACTCTGCGTCTTAAAGGCATCTTTTGCGGCCTTTGTTGTTTTGTCAGCCATGCCCTTCGATGCTTTTTCTGCTTCGGGTGTACCCTTCTCAATACCCTCAGCTGTACCCTTAGGAATGAATTCCCCGATTGTGGGGAAGTTCGCTGATTCTATTTCTTCCTTCAGGGATTGTTCTGTACCCGAAACTAGGTGCCCAACCGCCTCCATTACGCCTGATTCTTCAATCCCTAGCGATTTCGCCAAAGCGTCAGTGGCCACATTACCGCCCTCGGCAAATACTGTGCTAAGATGTTGCAGTTCCTCATCAGAGGCGTTTACAAGTGCATTGACATGCCCCGCAGATTCCGGGCCGGCCGCTCTCAAAGTCTCAAGCAGACCCTCGTCTACACCTCGTTCAGCAAGGGTAGCAATGCCTTCTGCCCACTCACCTATGATGCGCTGGTTCTCCTCTAGGTTTTTGGTCATCTCCGAAACGGACAACTCGGCCTTGTCCGAAAGGGTGTCAAACATATCAGTAGCAGCATCTTTATAGTCTTCCCAGGTGGACTTCATGCTTTCTACTGTCTCTTGTTGTGATTCAGATAGGTCCTCAAAGGCAATCATTTGGGCAGATATGCCCTTTTTGGTGGCCTCAGTGATAGCTTCCATTGAGGCCGTCATCTGCTCTTCGGTTTCCTTCTGCTGCACGGCCAGCTGGGCATTTGTTTCGGTCAGGGCTTTTTCCTGCTCGTTCAGCTCGCCCATGGCTTTTTTGTGTTCCCCAGCCTTGACAGTGCCTTCTTCTAGCTTCAGGTTCCACTCTTCCCTGAGTTTGTTTATCTCCGCTAGCTGTTGCTCAACTTCGTTTTGCTCCTTCGATATTTCCACCTGGCGCTCAAGGGCAGCGTTATAGGATGCTTGTTCCTCCATCAGCCCGATTCTTGCTTTCATTTCCTCGGACGACATGCTGAGGGCATTGGCTTCCTCGTTGTAGGACAAGTTAAGTCCGCTCACAGACTCATTGAGCTGGTTGATGTAATCCCTGAGCATCTGCTTTTCAGCAGCAGACTTGTTTTCTTTTACCGCCAACTCTTCAACCTTTTCAGCTAAGTCCTGATTTGCCTGTGCTGTGGCCTTTATGCTCCTCTGGTTCTCGGTATGGGCATCTGATGTGCTTTTTATGCTGTCATTCAGTGCATCGGTTGACGTCTTTAACTTTTCTGTTTCAGCATTAAGCCTTTCGGATTCTTCAGTTGATTTTTTGAACCACCTAACTACTGCAATTGTCGCTGTTACTAGAGTCCCTATAGCAAGCGTCACCCATCCAATAGGACCGGATAAAGCAGCTAGGGCTGTTTTTAATACAGTAGTTGCTACTGTTAGCGCCGTAGTTGCGGCTGTCTTTGCAACCAACGCTACTGTAGATAACCCTATCTTACCCGTTAATAACCCAATGACTAATGTACTTGCCTGTATTACCCCGTTTTGTGCGGCTGTCGCTACTGTATCTACCTTTTTAGCGGTGGCAGAAGCTGTTGTAGCCGCCATCTGCGCTTTTGTAGCCACCGTTAACGTTTTTTCTGTTGCTAAAGCAATGGCTAATACGCTATTCGACGCTTGGACAGCAGCCGTTGCCTTAGTAATAACAGTATAGGCAGCCCAAGCCGTCATAAGTCCAATAATAACTGGAGATAACGTTTTTACGACCGAACAAGTCAACTTTATTGCGGAAATAAATAATTTTACAATTGGGGTAGTAGCCTCAATAACAGCGCCTATCGCCCTAAAAGAAGCGTTTATAACCACCTTTACGCTGTCTATATGCTCCGCTAATTCCTTCCCTGTAGCGTCCTTTGATAATTTATTTAGAGACGCTAGGATGTCAGCTATTCCTCTTGACGCGGCTGTTTTCAAGTTCTCTAAAGAAGTAGCCATCCCTAAACTATTGACACGGGCTAATTTAGCTAATTCTCCTGTACCGGTTCCAAGTTCAATAAGCTTATCGTTAAAATCATCTATTGTGATTGAACCGCTTTTAAGTGCCGCATACAAATCGTCTTTAGCTGATCTTCCAACAAATCCAAACGATTCCGCAACTTTAACAAGCCCAACATCCATCGTTTCCGATAAGGAACGCCATGTAACTAAATCAACTTTCCCTGTTTGCAACGCCTTTAAGTATTGCTCCGTTCCCCGCTTTGCGTCTGCGGCACTTGAACCTGAGCCAAGCAGGGCGTTATTTAATGCTAGCGCTGAATCTGTCGCCTTATCCATATCCCCGAAAGAAGTGTACATCCGCTGTGCCGTAGAAGCGATGTCGTCTAGTTTCGTAGGCAAGCCGTCTATTCCATCAGATAGCCGGGTCATAGCACGTTGAGAATCTTCAGCCGATACACCTAGGGACTGCAGCACCTTAGGAAACTTATTTAATGTGTCGAATCGGCTAATAGCATCCCCCATGGCGGCAGAAAGCACCTTAAAAGCAGCTGCACCAATAGCAACAAGACCAAGTGCAGTAGCAAACTTTTTCACTTTACCCCCTGCGGAGGAAGATTCCTGGCCAACGCCTTTTACCCCGTCCTCAGCAGTTTTGGCTCCTTTACCGGCACTAGCGCCCGCAGATTCCAAACCCCTTAAATCTTTTGTTACGGCGCTAATCTGTTTACCATCCACTTCTATAGCTATTTTTATTGTTCCATCTGCCATTTAATCACCTTCTTCCATAAAAGGCATAAAAAAAGCACCCCGTAGGATGCTGTGAAACAATATGATGTTGGAGTCTTTTAATTTCTTTTAATCTTTTACGAACCCCTTTACGAACCCCGCCAGCGTTGGGGGCAGTTCCCCGATAGCGTCCTCAATTTCCTTTGCCGCCCGTTCCAAAGATATTTCAATATATACATATTGCTCGTCAAGCCCCTTCCGGGCACCTACCTTAGTATAGGATGCCGCACTTTTTATTATCTCCGGGCAATCCTCGTATTCTTCGTTGATTTCCTCTAACACGGATTCACTTCGGGCAATTGCCGCTTGCAAAGAACTCCTCTGCTCAAAACTGCCGTTCTCTTTTTCTTCAGCCTCCACCAGCCTATAAGTAATCTGTTCCAAACACTCTAGCGTTTCTTCCTTTGTCATTTCTGCTTTCTTCCCGGCGCCGTTGGAATCCCCATTATCCCCACATCCGACCATAAACACCCCTAGTAACGCACACATAAACACAATTAACAACCTTTTCATGTCATGCCCTCCTTTTATTAATAGAATTACTGTTCTATATATACTATACAGAGTTGTCGATTATTATTTGAATAGGAGGGATTATTCTTCCTTCTTGTGTTCATCTAGGGCGTATATTCTTTGGAGTTTCCGCATACTCTCTTTATATTTACCTGATTCGCCTTTTGTAGGTTTCCATAAACGTATTTGAATAATTCGTTGCATAATCGTATCGCTGGGTAGTCCGCTCAGTAATGACTTAAATTCGCTCCAGTGTAGTTTCCCCTGGGCTTCAAAAAGATTGATGCCGTACGCTTGTCTAAACGATGCGTAAATGTATTCTGCGTCCTGAGTAATATCAATTATTTTCTCTTCGTCTTCTTCTTCTTGAAAAGGCATGGGGTTGCCTTTCAAGTCATATTGTACTGGCTGTTTGGTTTTTATCTCTATAAAATTTTGATAAACATAATTCCACAACTCAACAGCGGACGTTCCCATAAAAGTTTTCCCCAACAATAACTCCACACATATCTCTGCTTTTTCATAATCTCGTAAAGTATCGTCCGCAAGCACGTCAAAGGTGTCTAATACAGAATCAAAAGCAAGGTCAATTTCATACTCCGTACCCTTATAAACGAATGATTCAACAAGGGGATCATTTAACCTCATGATTATTTCTTCTTTTTCTCTTTTTTATTCAAATATTCTACTTTTTTTGCTTCTACCTGGGCAGTTCTTTCTTTTTCCTGCGCTTCAATTCGTTCAGCAATAGCATCCCCTAATGGGTCAAGCGCTTGTTCCAACGCCATTATGTCCGGGTACTGCTCATATATCTTCTTAAAAATCCCGTCGCCTAAAATAATATCATATTGTGCGGCAATAAACTCCTTATGAAAATCCAAGGCTGCGTCTACTGTTTTGGTGTCCACTTCCCCGATATTCTCTATTTCTATGTTCTCCGGAAAATGAATATATTGTGCTTTTTCTCGTGCTTCTTTTAACTTCTCCTGTGCTATTTCTTCCACATCGAAAAACCGACGTAAATTTTCTAAGGAACTGTCAAACCAAAATTCAAGACTGCCTATTTTTACAGGAAACCCTGTCCGTTTTATATCAATTCTAACACCACTCATAACATACCATCCTTTTCACTATTATTTTATAAATAAAAAAGAAATAAGAGAGGCACAAAGCCTCTCTTAATCATTAGCCCCGCAACATTACGGGAGTGGATCAGAGATATCAGTTTCTTCCGGGATATCAGTTTCTTCCGGCAGCTGATCGAAACGGATATTGCAAGAGAATTCCTCATAAGCAGAGGCATCTCCTGCTCCTGCTACAATTGCCGATACCGTAGCACGTCCAACCCACTCTTTTTTGCCATCAGCAGATACTACTTTGTGCCATATTTTCCTTCCATCTCCGGTCTTATATTTCAGTCCAGCGATTAATGCCTGTGCTGGGTCTTCCGGATCGTAAAACCCTTCTGCGGTATATGCCCCTGCCACCGATATAATATCAGTCTCCGGGGTTCCATCTCCNTCATAAAAGGCAATGTCCTCTGTTTCTTCTTGCGTATCATCTCCAATGGTACTAATCCACTTTGCCAATTCAAGCCACTCCGTAGGAGCCGTGTCTGGGGACAGCGGATCATACGCTGCCACAAAATGACCTCTTAAAGCATTCTTACTTCTAGCCATTGTTTATTTCCTCCTTGTCATTAAATACTATGATATTAGCCTTTATATCCAACAGGAAAACAAACCATCCTTGCTCATCTAACTGGCTGATAAAAGGCTTATTTGTAACCGTAATCCCTTCAAATTCAAAACTATAATCAGCACTTATTATATTTTCTATTCGCGATAATCCGTCCTGCACCTTCCATAAAGTAGCATGTATTTTACTTTGCTCCTTGGATTTCATGGCAAATTCATAATTCAACGCCACCTCCTTAGCACCATCCATGAAGGTGCGAACAGCAGTGGAACCGGGTAAAGGGAAAACCACAAAAGATTCTCCTGAGCCCAAATATCCCATTTTACAAAGGATGGGCATTTCCGGAAATTTGTTCACTTCTTCACATAACCGCTCCATGAAATCCATTATATGCCCAACCCTTCTAAATATACTTTTTGCCAATCTTTTATATATCGTGCTTTGGCACGCAAATCCCACCTGCGACTTGTTCCGGGAGTAGTATAGTTATGTACAGGAGAACGATTCCTGCCCACAAAACCATAGAACTGTGCGGCGGCATAAGGCGTGTTATAATTTACAGCACTACCATCTATATCAATGGTAGCTGTCATCCTCAATATAAACTCTCTTGCAGGTACAAACTGGTTCATGTCTGATAACACTTGATTAGCTAAGATTCTTCTTGCCCGTAACTGACTACTATTTGATAACTTGGCGTATGCCTTATCAAAATTAATATCTATTTTCATCAGACCACTTCCAATTCATACGAGTATATAATCTTTTCATAAGGTTCATATATGGGGATGATTTTAGTTATTACATGATCTTTTCCATCGAATACCAAAACAGACATCTCCTTAAATTCGGGGAGAGGTTCTGTTACATCCTTATAGCAAAAAACGACTGCATTATACAGGAGTTGCTTCCCACTAGGAGTAGATGAATACACAGAACCCCTGTCAATTCGTGCATGTTCAATGACTACCGGCGGAGCATATTCCGGTTCCGACCAGTTGTTTTCTCCTAAATACTCTTTGTATTCAAAACTATCTATGCAGAATTCTTTTGGTGGTTTCATCATATAACATCTACTCCGGAATATAGCAATCCAGTACCACGAAGATAAACATACACATCTTTGGCAACTAAAGATTTTTCTATCTTACCTGAATAACCCCCACCACGAGACACCTTTGTTCTACCTGCAGAGAATGAATATGGCTCTCTGTTGATGCCCTCAAAGGTGGTCGCTCCCACTTCATGAAAATATACTATCTGAGATGTTAGTGCCTTCTTAAACTGATTAACACGCCACGGGTTATCGTCCTCCATATTATTTCTGACATAAAACTGGTTAGTCACATCGTCTAAAATGTCACTAGACCTGCCTAATANCNACGAGAAGCAANTTTCNGTTATGTCCGTGGGGGTTAGTTCTTTAAATTCCAAATATGTCAAATACGACATTATCTCCCTCCTTCAGAAGAAGGAATATTTACAGTCTACTTGCCCTTCTTAACGCCTTTGGTTCGTTCCCTTTCTTCTTTGTCTTTATCCGGAATCTGTTCATCTTTTGCCTCTTTCATCTGAAGACGAAGCAATTCCAATTCCTTCTTTAATTCATCCCGCTCATCTTCCACTTTATGGTACTGCTCCAGAGATACTGCACGCCCTCCGGTGGCACGCTGAATAATCACGCCTCCGGGTCCGACATGGTCATATCCCTGCGCCAACATAGCCGGCACTCTTCCTTTATCCACATATACAACTCGATTCGCTTTCCTCATTTTATACCCTGCGTCCATCATGATCACTCCTATTTATCAATTATTGAAAGTGTAATAGGGGTGGTATTCCCCTATTACACTTCCATACATTATTCTCCAGCTGCAACCTTAGGCACTGATGGAGAAATACCACCTCTTACAGCTTTATCGGCAGCATCAATCTCCACTAGGGCGATGTTGTTGCCAGCAGGTATTTCAAGGTCAGTGGATAGAGTATAGGGAGACCATCCCTTGCCCGTCATAACCTCACCCAGAACAGGTAAAGTACCATTGATTTTGTATATAAGGGAATTAGAGGCGCCAATAGTAGGAGATACAGATGTGATCTTTGTATCGCCAGTGTCTGTACCAGCTACACATGTAAAGGTCAGTTTAGGCAGAACATTAGATGCATCAGCCACAATTTTAATGCCGTCTGCCTTTCTTCCAATTACAAAAATATCCCAATATTTCCGCTCATAATACAGCCATTTACCACCTGTTCCTGCAGAGGGTGGGTCCAGACTTACAAAGTCATATTTCTGAGGAGAGACGATGGATGTTGGGTGAATCAAAATAATATTGATCTGAACTGCTTCATCATCCACAACCGCACCGTCTGTAAAGTTATATAGAGTTTTCATTCGGCTGGATGGAACAACTACAATGGCCACTTCATCTAGCGATCTTACAAAACGGTTGATGGAATTGCGTTCTCCCCGAACATCCAATACACGTGTAAGCTTCTCCGCTTTCTTTAGCATGGTATTCACCTGCGGAGTCACATACATGATTCTTCCTTCCTGCGGAACCTCATCATCATCCATCTCTTCCATCAATTGGTCGAAGATTCCAAGGATATTCTCTTCAGATAACTCCTGGTCAGGAACAATAATCTCATTAGTTTCATCCAGCGCACTCCATAATTTGGATGCCATGTATTTATCCATTTCCGGAATTTTCTGTTCGTCATTAAACACACGGGTAATATTGGCGATTGATACGGCAATATTTGTCTCATCCACGTCCATTGGATCCACTAATGTCCTGAACTCACGATCGTGTCCTAAA